AGTACGAACGTGCAACTTGCCGGCGTCATACAACTGCTTCTCAGTTGAGTCCATTAAATCAGTTGCCCTGATGAGCTTCAGAGCGCCCTGAGCGAACATAGCCGCGACCTTAAGCTCGACGCCAAAATTCGCCCAAAGGACGTTTTCGACGCACCCGACGAGGGTGGACATCAACCCTTCAGTAATGGGTGATGTCGCCAGAGCTTCATAGGCCGGGGCCATAAGAATAGACCCCTTCTCCGTCGTACCTTCGCGGGTAACGAAATCAAACTTAAGGTGGTTAAACCTATAGTTTTGAAAGTCTTTCGCGATTGTAGAAAGCCATGGGAAGACGTCTGAGTTTCCGGGGTTGATTTCCAAATCAAAACCCTCGAAACCAGCAGCCCCCGTGATGGAAGTGACCAGCTCGGCATGCCTAATACGCATACCATCCTTGGTCGTCTTCACATCAGCGGGCCTTGTCTCCCCACGTCTAGTCGACGCAGCAGGAGCCTTTTCCTTTCTCCCAGGAGATAGGACTACCTTCTTGTTTTGTTTCTTAGTCATAACTGCCTCCAATATATTAGGAGTCACCTCCGTTATATTTCGGGCGAGACAGTAATTCCCAAGAGACGTGGCACAAGCCCTTCCGTTGACCGAGGCAACGTCCAGATTACCTCGGGTTTCAAAAAGGAAAGCCAATATTTGTTCTAATGTACCAGCCCCGGACAATAGTCTGAAGAGTGCCTTTGGCCAACTCTCCAGAGAAGCACGCCATTGACCCCCAGTCTTATAAAAAGAATGGGAGCAAAAGCTAAAGGAACTGAGCGAGTGAGTTTTAATCTCTCGCAAAGTAAGTCCTAAAGCCCTATAACGTGCCGTGAAACTCTCATCTGAACACAGATTCCATTCCACACTATCGTCCCCCGCAACCAACGCGACACTACCGACAAGCGCCGCAATTAAGAGGCGCATGACGGAGTTCACGTGTGTGGTACGGTAACTGCCGGTAGGCGTTAGTCCGGGTACGTCTTTGATGATCAACTCACCATCGACGACATAGACGCAACTGGCACTAGTGACAACCCACGCCTTAAGGGCGTTTAACAGACATTTAAATCTGTCACGGGAAGCACCAAGCCTGTTAACGAGGACGTCCAAGTCTAAAGACAACATCCATTCAGCGACACTACGGTCCCATCCTTTGATGTCCGAAGACCTAGGTGCAATACCTAAATATTCGGTGAACATTTGCTCATAACGCTTACCAATCAGTCCAAGACCGATATCATCAAAACCCACACCAATCGCACAATCCAACTTAGGAAAGCTATGTAATAGTTTGGAAGACCAAGAGGAGTATAAGACTCTCTCAACAATTTGGTCTACCAAACTCACGCCGCAGATGATTCTCCATCTCTTTTCCAACACCTTCCTAAGAGGGTGTGGCTCCAACTTAATGAAGGGGAAGATGGGATCTCTTACGCCGTCCTGCACGGCCTTGAAAGGGTCATCCTTCCAAGACTGCCGTTGTTCTTCTGTGGAATAAAGCCACAGAATTAAACGGGCGACTGCTCGCTGCCTAATTATATCTCTATCAAACTCTAAGGCCTGGGCGTTCGTTGAATATTTTAAGTTCAACGGATACCCGGGAGTAGCACTACGCTTAACTGACTCAATTGCTCTATCTACAAGATCGAAGAGTACCTTATGGGTCTCTTCGCTGAGCTTAAGTCCTAAGCTGTCGTCTGAGAGTCCTTCGCTGGGGGTCCAGCTAGGTAGCCTCTCAGAGACCTTAGCAACTGCTTCCGCCTTCGAGGCGTTGTCTGGCTCAATTGCTCGTTCAGCATCGCATTGAACTCCGAGAGCAGCTTTGACTGCTGCTTTGCCTGAGTCAGGCCAGGCGTAGTCACGGAGTTCGCGGACTCGTTCTTGACAATGCGGGGCGGGGTCACGCGGAGGGTTTGATTTGCGTTCGACACCACGGGGGCCTTCTCCAATCGAGTGACTCCCGGGGTACGCTTTGCAATCTTTCCTCTCGTAGTGAGCGCCCCAAAATGAAAATCCGAGGTATTTATCGCTTCGTTTTCGGGGATCTCATTCCAAGGAACTGAATCCTCAGAGGACTGGCTGAGCCAGTCACCATGATGCCCCCTATGCACGCGCATACCTCTTGGACCATCGTCAAAGCCACTAGCAAAGACAACGAAATCTTCGTCGTCATAGCGTCCTTGTGTACGATCATAATCATTCATCTCCGAGTCTCGAGTGAAAACACTCTCGCTTGAATATGAATAATTATCCTCATTCTTCACACATCCTGGAACCAGGGGAAGGAAGGGAGCTATCACTATACCGCAGTTATCTTTACCGATACCTCCGATATGAATGCCAACTAACTTCCCCCCCTGGTAAATGCCAGCACCAGAGAAGCCCGAGTGTGTGGAACACCCGTGTAAAAACACGAGAGGGTTCAACGCACGGCCCTTAACAGGGCCCACGGACTTAACTGGAACAGCCTGGCAAATTCCAGGACCCGCGGCGACTTCAACACCCCCGGACTGTAAAACACGGACCGGTGGCACCTTGGCTCCCAGAACAGAAAGTTCTGACTGGGTCAAGGGGATTATCACGATGTCCACGAGGGCGTTACGCGTTTTAAACGTAATAACCTTGTGGTTTTCGAGGTTGAGAGTCTTGGCGGAATCTCGGCCGGCGACCTTAGAGATCATCCAGACGTGAGCATTGGTAACAAGGCAGTTTCCCACCCTAGTTCCCATTGCTATAGGTCTGAAGGCAGCATCGTAAAACATTACGGCGCTGGCCGGCAACTTGGTTACGTAAAAGTTGCTGTCCGTCTGAAGGATCTCCTTAGTCTCCACACTTTCGCGTGGATTTTCAGGGGTGTCCTCCAGAAGGAAACACTCGGTCATACCATCAATCTCGACCACTCTGATTAACTCAGAAGATCCAGTGATTTGCTTATAACCGATACGAGCCTTACGCAGGGGTAGGGGAGACGGATGAATTGTCTCCAGAACCTCAGCTTGCGCCTTACGCCTTTCGGCGTTCCTGCGTAAGAACCATGTGTCGACCCAGGTCTTTAACCACCTGAGCCCATGTAACAATACATAACATGTGAACATTAAAAGAACCAAGCCCAACACGTTAAGAACAACGATTGGGATGGTAGGGTGTTCGAGGCCACTATTTTCATAGTAGCCTACAAACAGACCCCCGAGTGACTCGACGCAATATATCCATACTACAAACAGTTCTAAATGTATTAAAACTGCGAGTTGATGGACACGATTCATGTAATAGTTGTAAAGAGGATGATGATCAACCTCTTTCGCCTCTAAAGCGACGTCAGCCTTGTCAGATAGCAGCCTATAAAGGCTAAAACCTACCAGACAAGTCAAAACAACAAACAGACCAAATTTGACGTACAACGGAACAGTCGCACGCCAGATATGGGCGTCGGTCAGACGGGGGGAAGCAGCCGCGAGTCCCCTCTCAAACGGCGTTGGATAACGGACTTGATACCTACCAGGAGATTCACGTCTGTGACTTTCAGTCACAAAAACAAAATCGCCTGTCTGGGCGTCAAAAGCCAACGTTTCTCCAACGCGAGGTTGAGAAAAGGTCACGGCTGCAGAGCCATCCTTGCCTGTACCGGAATGGAACAAGCGAGGACTTTGAACGTACTCTTTGTAATTAACGGGGCTTAACGCCTCCGTCTCGAACTCAGTGTCAAGAAAATCTTCAGCGCTGTTACCAACACTGAAGACATCCCCACGGTCTACCGTAACCGGGGTAGAAGGAGGAGGCCCAGGGGCCTCATCTTCGTCCGGAGCAGTATTAAATGCACCAGCCAAACTGGCTGGGTTCAAAGGACAGCAGTCCGGGGATAAATCCCCAGAATCTTCTGTCTGACTCGGAAAACTCATAAAAGTGAAACGGG